GAACCGAGGGCATCGCCTATTCGATTCGCCAGACGGATGAAACCGTACACGCTAATATCCTCAATCGAGCGTTTAACACGTCCTATACGGGCGGCGATGGGTCAACCTTGATTGCGTCTGGTGGCGCGGGCTCGGCGACTCATGCGAACGTATCAGGTGGAACGTGGACCAATGGGCCGACGACAGACGCGGATTTATCTCAAGCGGCATTAGAACAGGCAGTAATTGATATTGCCAAGTTCACTGATGACCGTGGCAAGAAGATCCGAGTCATGCCGAAATGTCTTATTGTCCCGGTTGACCTTCAGTTCGAAGCAGAAAAAATATTGGAATCTGTTTTACAGTCCGATACAGCCGATAACGCCGTGAATGTCCTAAAGACAATGGGATCGATTCCTAAAGTCGTGGTCAATCACTACTTAACCGATACCGATGCCTGGTTTGTCCAGACGGATTGCAAAAAAGGACTGTGTACCTATATGCGTCGTCCGACCTCGTTTGCGATTGATAACGATTTTGATACTTCCAATATGAAGTTCAAAGCCTCGTTACGATTCTCAGCGGGCTGGATCGATCCACGTGGACTGTACGGCTCAGAAGGAGCTTAACGACTAAGGGGGCTCTCGCCCCCTGACTTTAATTTATATATTCCCTCGGGAAGTTGACGCCAGTCATGGCAGGAGCAAAATATGAGTACAACACATTTTTCAGGCCCGATTGCACTCGGCGCCGCATCAATGCCTTTATCAGCCGACAGAAATGGCCTATCGGCTGCAAAAACACTGACTGCTGATGAGAGCAATGGAATGAATTACATTCTGGATGGAGGAACGGGATTCGGGATTACGTTACCTGCCCCGACTCAAGGTTGGCGCTGTAAGTTTACGATTGGCGCCTTATTTACCACCGATTTCGTCTTTACGGCGGGCACTGCGGATACGTTTACCGGCGCAATTACCGAGGCGGGCGTATTACAGTTAGTCACGGCGGCGGATACGATTACCTTAGAAGACGGAACCGAAGTACTGGGTGATTTTTTGGAATTCTGGTCGGATGGGACTAATACGTTTGTACACGGAGTCACTTCAACGGCCGCGTCTGCTACACCTGCGGGGTAAGACCATGAGAGCAAAGCAAATTGATATCGATCCAGCCACCTCCGACCCAGATGGTCTTGCTGACGGCAACTCAAGCGCAGGGGCCACTCTGACGCTTGATGGCGCTTTAACGTCAGGCGGTGCGTTTACTTCGGCTGATGGCTTGGGTAGACAGTTAAGCATCACGGACTTAGGCGCTGACGACCAAACCGGTGCCACCTATACCATCACGGGAACCGATGCAGATAATCGCGCCCAGACTGAAGACAGAGCCGGGCCGGGCGCGAGTGCGACCGTGACGTCGGTTAAGTTTTTCAAGACCGTCTCAAGTGTAGCCATTGCCAGTCCCGCAGCGGGATCAACTGTAGATATGGGTACGACCACGGGCGGTGTGTTTGCGTCAAAGACGATTGTTCTTGATCATTACGCCGATGAGGCCGCGATTGCTCAGGCTGTAGTGACCGGTACGATTAATTTTGATATTGAGACTACTCTACAGAATGTGCTCGAAGCTCAGACTGGGGTGTTTGCGATCAACGACCAAAGTGATATTTCGTGGATCGACGATGCCAACTGGACCGCCGTCACCGCGAATGCGGCTTCAGCGTTAGCAACCAAGGGTATTCGAGCCATGCGGATAGTTGGAAACTCCTACACGGATGGGGCTGAGTTACAATTGATGTTAACGCAGCCGCGATGAGAGCTAGATTCATGGAAATGGTGAATATGTCTTATGTTATAGGTAAGACATGCCCAATGTGTTTTAAGTTTAAATCTAAGGACAGGTATGATTTTTCGTCAACTAGTAAGCATATGAGGTATGAGTGCAAAGAGTGCGCGTCAAAAAGAAATAAGGCATACCGAATTAGGCATAAGAGCAGGATTCAAAGAGCCGACAGAATTGGTCACTATGTATCTAAATATGGATTGAGTAGAGAATGCGCAGAAAATCTTGTCGACAATAGGATGGGTGTATGTGATATCTGTAGTGAATATGCCCCTTTAGAAATCGACCATTGCCATACCAGAGGACATGTTAGAGGGTTGTTGTGTAAGTCGTGCAATAGTACGTTAGGACAAGCTAAGGATAATATACATAGGCTTAAACAATGCATCAAGTACCTAGAAAGGGATGAATCGTGAGCTATTCTCCAAGCTATAAGGCAGGCGATTGGAAAGCCATATGTGATGTCTGTGGGTTTTTATTCCATGCCTCCATGCTAAAAAAAAGATGGGACGGGCTGTATGTCTGTAAGGAAGATTTTGAATTAAGACATCCGTCTGATTTTCAGAAAGGAATTAAAGACGACCCCAGTGTTCCGTGGACCCGCCCCGAAGGCGCGGATACGGAAACCGATGATTCAACGTGGGCAGACACCGAAACGGACGTGCCCACCGGGACTATGGATAACAGTTTATAATGGCAATTTCTGGATCTGTTAATTACTCGATTAATCGTGATGAATTTATCGCACTGGCCTATGAGGATTTAGGGGCGATTCGAACCGGCGGCACGCCTTCGGCCGATGAGGTGAGTTATTCAGTGAACAAGCTGAATATTCTACTCAAAGCCTGGATGGCTCACGGCCTTCAGCTCTGGGTAACCAAGGAAGCGACTTTAATCCCCGCCAAAGGTCAGGAATCTTATTCTCTGGGTCCAAGCGGCGATCATTGTTCACTGTCGATGGGTAAAACCGAATTACGCGTCGCGGCGAGTTCGACTGATACGACGATGGAGGTGGATTCAACCTCTGGAATGAATGCTTTAGATAATGTAGGAGTCATTACCGATGATGGAACCATCCATTGGACTAAGATTGCTAGCGTTACTGATGCTGATACTTTTGAGCTTACGACTGGTCTTGACGCCGATGCGGCGGTTGATAACCATATTTATTACTACACGAATAAAATAGACCGACCCAATGAGGTCGTGAGTGTTTATCGTCGACACTATGATGATAAGAATGACGTTGAAGTGATCCGTATGTCTCGAGAAGAGTATTACACGCTCTCTGATAAAGACGTTGAAGGGGTGCCGGTGAATTGTTTTTACGATCCCCAGCTTACCAATTCCGTTCTGTATAACTGGACCACCGCCGATTCGACCTTTGCCAAGAACAGTGTTTTTATCGTGAACATTAAAAAGCCGTTCGACGATCTGGATACCGCGACCGATGACTTTGAATTCCCCCAGGAGTGGTATGAGGCTATTCTGTTAAACTTCCAGTCTCACATCGCTAAGCACGTCGGACTGGATGCCCAGGAGCGAGTTTTACTCAGACAGGACGCGCAAGAGGCTTTAGACTTAGCGCTAGGCTTTGATAACGAGCAAGCTTCTATCTTTATTCAGCCGGAGTACAATTAATGCAACTGAGTGCGATTGTCCCTTTAGAGATAAAAGCCTTCTCAGGGGCCACCATTACTCGACTGGAATCCGGTATTACTAATGGGTTTATTATTAATCGAAATAAACCGGAGGTCACCCAACGACCAACGTTAAATATCACTGAATCAGCAACCACGGCGAGAGGGAGAGGGATCTATTACTGGGACGCCAATTTAACCACTTATATTGTTAATGACGACACCATTTACCAGGGGACTTACTCGTCCAGTCTGGTAACGACGATCACTTCTAATACGAAACGAGTCTATTTTCATCAACTTTCAACTTTGTTGGTGTTGCTTGATCCGCAAGACAATGCGGCTTATACGATTTCCACAGGTGATGTTGTCACCACGATTGCCGGCTCTATCCCCTCGACGTTAGTTCCCGGTGGGGCGATCTTAAACGGTTATTTTTACGTCATGGATGATGATGGAGATATCTGGAGCTCTGATTTAGAAGCCCCCGGCACTTTTACGGCGGGGAACTTTGTTAATGCGGAGCGTGAAGAGGACGGCGGGGTTTATTTAGGCAAACACCATGATAACCTGGTTGCCTTTAATGAGCGCACGATTGAATTTTTCTACGACAATTCTAATGAGACCAATTCTCCTTTAAATCGACGTGAGGATGTTGCGCATAACATTGGTTGTGCGAATGGATTCTCTGTTTGGGAGGATGGGGACATTACGATGTTTATCGGTAATGACCGAAACAACGGATTAGGCGTGTACAAGTTAGAGAATTTTGGTTATGAGAAGATCTCAAACGAAGGGCTCGACTCC